GTACTCCACACGATAGCAAGTGCCCCCGACTGTGGCAGCGTGGAAGGAAAGCGGTTCAGCTTGACCCAAGGGGGACGGCTGCACGAGGGTTCTGCCCCAAGTGATAAACGAACATGTAGGCTGATGGTCAACCGTGGCAACTACGGAATAGTTGGTTCGATAAATAAAGCAGCAGACAGCATTAAGGGTAACGCCCCAATGCTGACACCCACCAGGGTGAGGATAGGGACACTGACTAATCATCATCCCTACCGTAGCCCTTGTATGGAGAAAAGGAAAGTAGCCCCATGAACGTACAGCAAGCCCAACGTATCCTATCCCGGCACAAAGAAGGTGATGTTTACCCCCAATGGGTAATCAACACAGCACTTTATATAACAGGAGACATTGATGAAATGCCCACTATGCCAAGCACCAACAGCAGTCAAGAGGGTGCAGACAACGAAAGCAAACTGGATATACAGAAGAAGGATATGTTTTAACGACCACTGGTTCTCCACACAAGAGAAAGCAGTAACCGCCCCTAGCCCCAAACTCAAGAGAGGAAGACCTAAAAATGGAACCTGAAAAAAAAGAATACTACGAAAAAGAATTGAGCAGCATTAGGCGTGGTGGTGACCGTCACTATGTATGGTTACAAGAAAACATAGGTGGTCTAGGTGAACCTAACCTTGGCCCTGTTGACCCACCCGTTGTAGGCATGTGTGGGGGTGACCCATTCTTTAGCCAATACTTCCAAGGCTGGTCAGATGTTGATGAGTTGATAAAAGAGTTAGAAGAGAAATCCACACAAGCATGGGGGCCAAGACCATGAACGAAGAAAAATCAAAAGTTATAGGCTTGCGTCATGTTGAAAATGTCCCCCCTGGCAGACCTTATGTTGTGGCTTGGTTTGGTGAAGATGGAACGATGTATTGGAATGCCAAAGACGTTACCAACTATCAACTGTCATATCTTGGAACAAGACTATCTGTTGAAGCTGTGAGGTGGGGAGCAGCAGATGATTAAAGACAACATCATTTAACCCAGGAGATAAACATGAAAGACCCTAACGATTGCACGTATCCCCACACCAGACTATGCCTGCATAACTGCAAGTATGGTTGCGCCAAGCGTAGCCCTGAGCGCAGCGGCTGGCGCAAGGTGCAGATTGATGATGCAGAAGAAGAAGCATGGAGGGAGTTAACCAACAAACAAGGTTCACTGCCCAGCTACCAAGAGTGGACTAAGAAAGGGAACCTATGAAAGCACGACAAGTATTTATCGCCATGATGGTGGGCAAAGGATATACAGAAGAAGACCTGCACTGGGATGGAAAGAAGTTCACCAACTCAGCTATCACTACCCGCTGGAATTACTTTCTGATGGGCTGGGAAATGCGAGGTGTGATGTGAACCTACGCAAACTGAGGCTACGACACCACACAATGTTTGAAAATAGAGACAGGAGGGTAAACACCTACACGCACTAATCTAATCCATGTATAATCAAGTCTCACCCTAACCTAAACAAAGGAAGTTCCACATGAAACTCTGTATCAACTGTAAACACTACATCCTAGAAGATGGAGTGAAAACCCCAGACCTGGGCAGATGTGCCCAAAACCGTTCTATAAGCCTTGTAACAGGCGTAAAAGCATCCACCAATACCCTACCCTTCTGCAACGTACACAGGCTCTCCCACGGGCCTTGTAGCGTGGACGGCAAGCTGTGGGAAGAAAAGGAGGCCAGCCATGTCTGATTTCTCACCAGAAACACGTAATAGCGCATGGTGGTCAGGAGACTCTCGCCGTGCTGCCAGCGGGAAAGCCAACGAAGTCATCCTCACCAAGCAAGGCAAGATGGAGATTCCAGACCTGTCCGGCATAGAAGCTGTGCAGATGGGTCATGTGATGGAACCTGTCATCGCAAGCCTTGCCAGCGAGAAACTGGGTGTGCGGCTGGAGAAGATTGAGGAGGCTCTCACGCACCCTAAACATCCTTGGCTGAAATCACACTTTGATTACCACGGGAAACTCAATGGCGAAACTATCCTGGTTGAGTGTAAAAATTACAACGCTGCGGTTAGAAATAAGTTTGATGAAAGCGGCCTCATTCCTGCTGCTGATATGGCTCAGATTGTCCACGAAGCGGCGGTATACGGCGTACGGAAAATTTATCTGGCTGTGCTATTTGGTGGTCAAGAGTTTGTCCTTATTCCGTTTGAAATCACTGACGAGCAAAAAGAAGAACTCATCAAGCAGATGGCGGTCTACTGGGGGCACTGCCAAGCAGGAACTCAGCTACCGCCAGAGACTCCTGAACAGGCAAGACTGATATACCCCACGGGGCTGGAGAACACCAAAATGGCCTCCAGGAGCGTAGAAGAGGCCTGCCGCACCCTACAGGTGGTCAAGGGTCAGATAAAGGCCCTAGAGGCCCAGGAAGCGGCTCTGATGACCCTTGTGCAAGGTTACATGGGGGAATGCAACCAGTTGGCTACGTTTGACGGTTCTGTGCTGGCTACGTGGAAGAACGCTAAACACAGCGAGAGGTTTGATAGCAAGTTGTTTCAGTCTGCCATGCCGGATGTGTACGAGAAATTTGTGGTCAACGTCCCAGGTTCACGGAGGTTCTTAGTCAAATGAAAGCCTATCCCTTTATTCACAAGCACCCCACCACTGGCAACACCAAGCTGGAAGAGGGTATGGATTTGCGTGACTACTTTGCGGCAAGGGCGATGCAGGGATTGGTGATACATAAATCATTTATAGACCTGTATAGAGCCGGAGCAACGTCAGTTGCACAGCAAGCATATTTGGTGGCAGACGCAATGATGAAAGCCAGGGAGGTCAAGCATGACCAACCTTAGCATTTACATCATGGCCTTTTGTTCCCTGATTGACCTAACCATAACTGTATTGGAAAAACTACTATGAGCAACATCGTTCCACTCGCAGACATTCAGAAGATGGCAGAGGTTGCTGCCACCAGCAAGATGTTTGGGTTTAAGAACCCGCAAGAGGCTATGGCAATCATGTTGCTGTGCCAAGCAGAGAACCTGCACCCGGCAATAGCCATGCGGGATTTTCATGTCATCCAGGGCCGTCCAGCTCTGAAAGCAGACGCAATGCTGGCAAGGTTCCAGCAAGCTGGTGGAAAAGTTGAATGGAAGGTGTACACAGATGCTGAAGTTACTGGAGTATTTAGCCACCCTCAAGGCGGTTCGCTTGAGGTCACTTGGACGCTCTCCCAGGCGAAATCCATCGGTATCGCAGGTAAGGATAACTGGAAGAACTATCCACGTGCAATGCTTAGAGCACGGTGTTTATCAGAAGGTATCCGTGCGGTCTATCCGGGCTGCGTTGTTGGCGTATACACACCCGAAGAGGTACAAGACTTTGAACCCCGCAAGACGGTGGATATGGGAACAGCAGAACGTGTTGATGAAGTCCCGGAAGTTGTGGGAGTGGAAGTGGCAGACGGGGCATTTGACCTCTTTATCCCAGGCTCAGACAAGCCGTATGCCAGCTATCACACCACAGACGAATGGATAGAGGGCTACTGCTCTCTTGTCCACCGCATCTCTGTGTCTTCTAAATTCAGCGATGAAGAGAAGGCAGAGAAGCTGGAGGCATTGCGGAGCGCAAACATAATCGTCACCGTCGAGTTTGACAGCTTCACCAAAATCAAGCTGAAAGGTGAGATTGTGAAAGCTGGTGGGAGCATCACTCCCCCAAAGCCAGAACCCCTGCCTCCCAACGGCTCGGAACTCAACGAGCCAGTATTTTGAATCACTTGGAAAACATCGGGCCGATAACACCTAGAGAGGCACTAGACAACTATGGCAGCTTCAGGTTGGCGGCACATATCGAATATCTCCGGCGGCAGGGATACCCAATCCACACAACAATGGTTTCTGAAAACGGCAAAGAGTTTGCCAAATACTCACTACGAAAGGAAAGAAATGGCTAATCCACATCAAGAACAACCCGGTATGGGTGTCTGCTACTGGGAAGAAGAATCCCAGCGCAAGTCTCCTAAAGGGCCAGACTACAAAGGTTTTGTGGTTCTGGAGATGGACTACAAGGCTGGAGAAAAGCTGAAGCTGGCTTTGTGGCAAAAGCCTACCAGCCGGGGCTACAACTTGCTGGCGGTGAAGGAAGACAACTGGCTTAAGAAGAAGAAGCTGGAAGAGGGCAGACCTGTAGAGGTGCAGCCTCGCTACAACAAGCGCAGAGATGATGACGATAATTCGATACCCTTTTGATGGCATCTAAAGTCACACCTACTCAGAGAAGTCTTGCGTACCTACGGGAGCAAGGATACTTAGTCGCCATTGTTGAACACTGGAATCCGTTTGCCAGGATACGACAAGACCTCTGGGGATGGTGTGACCTCTTGTGCATCCGCAAGGGGGAAATCTTGGCTGTGCAAGTCACTGCAAGTGCCGTGTCTACCAGGATAAAGAAGATACAGGATTCAGATACCGTGCAGGATGTGCGGGATGCTGGCATCCGTATAGAAGTGCATGGCTGGCGCAAGTCAGCAAAGACCAACAAGTATGTTTTAAGAATTGAGGATATATCGTGACACAGCAACAAATTCAACCATCA